CAGAGCCAGACACAGATCACCAGCATGTTAGCCCGCGCCGTCGGACGGGGACGGCGCGGGCTTTAACACCGGCCCGGCGAGGAGGGGCTCTCCGGTCGGTGTTCTCGGTCGCAAAGTGGCGGGTCGGCGACGCTTCGCGTGACAGCGCCCGGCTTGGGGTCAAGGGTCCAGCCGGACAGACGCTCTCAAATACTACGCGCGGCGCCGTCGGCTGGTTTTGAGCCAGATCAAGCCGTGACCAAATGACACGAACGGGTTGGAGGTTTCATGGCTGTCGTTTCGGCATTCCAGGAGGTCGTCTTTCCGATCAGCGTCGCGCTCGGATCGACTGGCGGCCCGCAGCGCAAGACCGAAATCGTCACGCTCGGGTCGGGCAGCGAATTGCGCAACGCCCGGTGGGTGGATTCCAAGCGCCAGTACGATGCCGGATCCGGCGTCAGCTCAATGGCCGATCTCGCGAGCGTCGTTGCCTTTTTCGAGGAGATGCGGGGGCGGCTGACCGGGTTTCGCTACCGCGATCCGCTCGACGATCGCTCCTGTCCGTTTGCCAAAACACCGACCCCGACCGATCAGCCGATCGGCGTTGGCGACGGCACAACGGCGACGTTCCAACTCGTCAAGGTTTATGGTGCGACGTCGGAAGCCTGGACCAGAACGATCGCCAAGCCGGTTGCCGGCAGCGTCGTCGTCGCGGTCGGCGGAACGGCGCAGACGGTAGGAACGCGTGTCACGGTCGATGTCACGACGGGGCTCGTGACGTTTGCAGCGGGCTCAATCCCGGCTGCTGGCGTCACCGTCACCGCCGGCTATCTGTTCCACGTGCCGGTGCGCTTCGATACCGACGACCTGAAGATCGACCTGACGCAATTCGCCGCCGGTCACATCCCGAGCATTCCGTTGTTGGAGATCCGGCCATGAAGCAGATCTCGAGCGATTTCGCCGCCCATTTGGCGGGTGCCGCGACGACGCTGGCAAATTGCTGGCGCCTGACGCGTGCCGACGGAACGGTCATGGGCTTTACCGACCACGATTGGCCGATCATCCTGAACGGCGTCACTTATGCCGCATCGACGGGTCTGACCGCGAGCCAGGTGGTCGCGTCCGCCGACCTCTCCACGGGCGGCGGCGACGTGTCAGGTGCGCTGGCGTCGGCTGCCATCACCGAAGCCGACATTGCTGCCGGCCTCTACGATGGCGCGACGATCGACGTTTTTCTGGTCAATTGGGCGACGCCGACTCAATATCTGCAAATCCGCTCCGGCCTGATCGGCGAGATCAAGCGGCAGGACCAGGCGTTTGTGGCCGAGGTGCGGTCGCTTGCAACGGTTCTCGACCAGCAGCGCGGGCGCATTTATCAGCATCGCTGCGACGCAGATCTCGGCGACAGCCGGTGCACGATCAATTTGAACCAACCGATCTATAGCGGAACCGGGACAGTCGTATCATCCGCGAGCCCGACGCAGCTTGTTGCCTCCGGCTTGTCCGCCTTTGCGCTCGGCTGGTTTGCTCGCGGACGGCTCGTGTTTACCGCCGGCGCCAATCTTGGATTTGCGGTCGAAGTGAAACTGCACACGAGCGACCCGAGCGGTGCCTTCATCGCGCTCTGGCAACCGGCGCCGAACCCTATTCGCCTGGGTGACGTCTTCACGGTTACAGCGGGTTGCGACAAGCTCATCAACACCTGCGACACGCGATTCAACAACGCGGTCAATTTTCGCGGTTTCCCGCATATTCCGGGCTCCGACTTCCTGCTCGCCAATCCAGCGCTGACCGCGCAGCCCAACAACGGCACGGCGCTGGTATCATGATGACAGCAACAACCACGACCTCCACCGCAGCCGCAACAAGCGCGAGTCCAGCAGCGAACGCTTCTGCCCCCGCGAACCAGATCGGAGCCGAGGCGATCCAGGTTGCGCGCGGTTGGCTCGGCACGCCCTATCGGCATCAGGCCTCGCTGAAAGGCGTCGGCTGCGATTGCCTGGGGCTCATCCGCGGCATCTGGCGCGAGATCTATGGCGCGGAGGCCGAAATCGTGCCGCCCTACGCAGCGGACTGGGCGGAAGCCGGTGGGAAGGAAGCGATGGCAAGCGCCGGTCGCCGCCACATGATCGAGATCGCGCCCGCCACCGCATTGCCGGGCGACGTGCTGCTGTTCCGCTGGCGCCAGACGGTACCGGCCAAGCACGCCGGGCTCCTCGTGACGCCGACGAGCTTCATCCATGCCTACGACGGGACGTCGGTCGTCGAAAGCCCACTGGGTCTGTGGTGGTCGCGCCGCATCGCCTCGCGTTTCGCTTTCCGGAAAAATAGGTTTAGCAGCCTGATCCCAATCAGGGCCGGGGGAAACCATAATTCGAGCAAGCTTTCAAAAGCTACGACAGATTTCCCTCCCTCCCTCCCCTTGATGGGGAGGGTCGACGCTCAAAGCGTGGCGGGGTGGGGCGGACTTGACGCAAGCGCACAGTCGCCAGCGAAGATCCCCAGCCGACAGATTTTCAAGGAAATTTGCCACCCTCCCCGCGAGGGGGAGGGAGCGGCTGAGCCGCAGCCGCAGGCAGTAACAAGCCACCCGTTATGTTCCACGACCCCTTGCACTCATCGGGAGAGCCGCCGTGGCAACAATTCTCTTGTCTGCTGCCGGTGCGGCGGCGGGCGCGGTGCTTGGGCCAATCGGCGCGATGGCCGGACGCGCGCTCGGCGCCATCGCGGGCGCGATCATCGACGAGACGCTCATTCGCGCGACGATGCCGGACAGAACCGTGGGGCCGCGCCTCACCGACCTGACGGTGATGTCCTCCACCGAAGGCAATTCGATTTCGCAGCTTTACGGCCGCGTCCGCATGTCCGGCGACATCATCTGGGCGACGCAGTACCAGGAGGATGCCGTCAAGTCGCACGGCGGCGGCAAGGGCGGTCCGACCACGACGAGCTATAATTACTACGCCAATTTCGCGATCGGGCTCTGCGCGGGACCGATCAACCACGTCGCCCGCGTCTGGGCCGATGGCGTCGAACTCGATCTCACCACCGTGACGATGCGCGTCTACACGGGCGCTGCGTCGCAATCGCCGGATCCGCTGATCCTGGCCGTCCAGCCCGGCGGCGTGCCGGCCTATCGCGATCTCGCCTATGTCGTGTTCGAGCGGCTGCCGCTGTCCAATTACGGCAACCGCATCCCGCAGCTGAATTTCGAGGTGATCCGGTGCGTCGATACGCTCGAAAATCGCGTGCGCGCGGTGACGATGATCCCGGGCTCGACCGAATTCGGCTATGCGACCACCGCCTATACATCGGTCGATTCCACCGGTGCGACGGTATCGGAAAACCGGCATGTCAAATATCAGGCGACTGACATCCAGGCTGCGCTCGACGATCTGCAGGCGATCTGCCCGAATGTCGAGCGCGTGGCACTCGTCGTCGCCTGGTTCGGCAATGATCTCCGTGCTGGCAATTGCACCATCGCGCCGCGCGTCGAGTCGAACTCGCGCATCGTCAGCGGGAATTGGTCGGTGTCGGGCCTGACGCGCGACACGGCGCAGCAGGTGTCCTACGTGACGCCGCCCCTCGTCTATGGCGACACAACGCCGCTGCCGGCAATCGCGGCCTATGGCGGCAGCCCGGATGATGCCAGCGTCGTCGCGGCGATCCAGGAGATCAACAAGCGCGGCTTGAGAGTGACGCTCTATCCGTTTCTGCTCATGGATATCCCGCCCGGCAACACGTTGCCGGACCCATATGGCGCATCAAATCAGGCGCCGTTCCCGTGGCGCGGTCGCATCACCTGTTCGCCTGCGGCCGGTGTCCCCGGCACCGTCGACAAGACGGCTGCTGCGGCCACACAGGTGGCGAATTTCGTCGGGACTGCCGCTGTCGGCGATTTCTCGACCGCCGGCACGACGGTTATCTACGCCGGCAGCGAATGGAGCTTCCGCCGCTTCCTCCTGCATTATGCGAATCTTGCGATTGCCGCCGGTGGCGTGGACACGTTGCTGATCGGGTCCGAGTTGCGGGGGCTGTCGACGATCCGGTCGGGCGCCGGCACTTATCCGTTTGTCAACGCGCTCGTGCAATTGGCCGCAGACGTCAAATCGGTGCTCGGCACCTCCACCAAGGTCTCTTATGGCGCCGATTGGACAGAATATTTCGGCCACCAGCCGCCGGACGGCTCCAACGACATCTATTTTCACCTCGATCCGCTATGGTCGAGCGCGAACATCGATTTCGTCGGCATCGACAGCTATATCCCCTTGAGCGACTGGCGCTACACCGAGAATGCGGACGCTGCCATCGCATCCTCGCCCTGGGACCCGGCCTATCTTCTCGGCAATGTGCTTGGCGGTGAAGGCTACGATTGGTTCTACGCAAGTTCCGCCGACCGGACGACGCAGACCCGCACGCCGATCACCGACGGCGCCTATAACGAGCCGTGGATCTTCCGCTTCAAGGATCTGCCGAGCTGGTGGCAATCGCAGCATTACAATCGCCCGGCTGGCGTGCGGGCGGCAACGCCGACCGCCTGGGTGCCGAAATCGAAACCGATCTGGTTGACCGAAGTTGGTTGCCCCGCGGTCGATCTCGGCGCGAACCAACCGAACAAGTTTCCCGATGCCTATTCGTCGGAAGCGGGCCTGCCGTATTTCTCGACAGGCGCCCGCGACGACCTGATGCAGCGGCGCTATTGCGAGGCGATCCTGACGGCCTGGAACGCCAGCGACTCCAATCATGTTGCCCCGGCGACGCTCACATGCACCTCCGGCGCGCCAATGATTGATCCGGCGACGATCCATCTTTGGACGTGGGATTCGCGGCCGTTTCCTGCGTTTCCCGCCTATTCGGCCGTGTGGAGCGACGCAGCGAACTGGAACACGGGTCATTGGCTGACAGGCCGGCTCGGCGGCACCAGCGTCGATGGGCTGATCCGGGCGATGCTTGCCGATTTCGGCTTCAATGAGATCGATACGGTTGCAATCGGCGGCGCGATCGATGGCTACCTGATCGACACCAACATGTCAGCCCGCAACGCGATCGAACCCTTGCTGACGGCCTGGCAGATCGGCCCAATCGATACCGGCACGGGAATTCGGTTTGCTGGCCGCGCGCGGGCGCCTGTCGCGTCGTTCGGCTATGAGGATCTCGTCGATCCCGGCAAATCGCCGCTCCTGGAGTTGCAGCGCGCGCAGGAGACTGAGCTGCCGCACTCGGTCTCGGTCACCGTATCGGACGTGCTGCGCGACTACCGGCGTGCGACGGTGACGTCGAGTAGGCTCGCCGGACACTCCACGACGACGAGCAAGGCGGACTTGCCGATCGTCGCGCCGCTCGATGTGACGCTCGGCATCGCCGACCAATGGCTGCACGATCTCTGGATCGGTCGCGAGCAGGTGAATTTCTCGCTGCCGCCGACCGATGCCGTGATCGAGCCCGGCGACATTCTGACGGTCGCCGTCGGGACACAGGAACGCACGTTGCTCGTCACCAAGGTGACGGATGGCGATGCGCGCGCGATCGAAAGTCGTGGCATCTATCCGCAACTGTATCAGCCGGCCCCGATTGCCGTGCGATCGCAGAACGCGTCGCCCGGCGCCACCTATGGCAAGCCGACGGTCGCCTTCGTCGATATCGCGCACCTCAGCGACACCGATCCCTATTACCAGCCCTACGTCGCCATAACAGCCGACCCATGGCCCGGATCATTTGCCATCTGGCGCAAGGTCGCGGGCGGCGGCTCCTATACTCTCGTCGCCACGCAGGATCAGCGCTCAATTATCGGGACGACGCTGAACGCGGTCGTCGCCGGCCCGGTCGGCGTGTTCGATCGCGCGACCGCGATCAGCGTGCGCGTGGTGTCGGGCGAGCTGCAGTCGATCACCGAGGCACAGGTGCTGGCGGGGGGAAATCTCGCTGCTGTGCAAAATACGGCCGGCACGTGGGAGGTGTTTCAATACGCGACCGCGACGCTGACAGCGACGAATACCTATGCGCTGACGGACCTGTTGCGCGCGCAGGGCGGATCGGAAGATGCATGGCTCGCGGCCATTCCGCCGGGCAGCCGGTTTGTCGCGCTCGATGATACGCTCCTCAGCCTGCCGCTGTCGCCCAACGACATCGGCCTAGCACTCGCCTTCAAGATCGGTCCGGCGAGCGAGGACTACACCGCGGGTGCTTATCTCGACGTCGCATTTACGCAGGAGGCACGCGGCCTGCTGCCCTGGAGCCCGACCGACGTGCGCGGCCGGCGCGACGAGACCTCTGGCGACGTCACCTTCACCTGGATCCGCCGGTCGCGCCTGCCAGGATCGGACGCCTGGACCGTCGGCGACGCAGCCCTCGGCGAGGAAACCGAGGCCTATCAGCTCAACGTGCTGAACGGCATCGCGATTGTCCGCAGCGTGACCGTGACGTCGCCGACGTTCCTTTATCCGGCTGCCGAGCAAACCGCTGATTTCGGCGCGCTGCAGGCGGTCTACACGATCCAGGTCGCGCAAGTCAGTGCCACGCTCGGATCAGGCGTCTGGCGGACGGCCAAGCTCACGTTCTAACCAGAAAGCCTCCCGATGACATCGACGACAAAACTGAACCTGCCGCTCATTGATGCGAACCAGGCGCAAAAGAGCGTGACGCACAACGAGGCCATCGTGGCGCTCGACCAGCTCGTGCAAGCCGCGGTCCTATCGCAGACGCTTGCCGCGCCACCCGCGACAAGCAACGATGGCGATGCCTATATCGTTGCCGCCAGCGCGACCGGCGCGTGGACCGGCAAGACCAACCAGATCGCGGCCTGGCAACAGGGCGTTTGGAATTTTTATGCCCCCGACACGGGATGGCTTGTCTGGATCGTCGCGCAATCGCGCATCTTCGTGTGGTCGGGCAGCGCCTGGCTCGATGCTTTCGGGCTGCTCGTCTCAAGTTTGCAGAACGTGCAGTTGCTTGGGCTCGGCACGACCGCGACGATGGCCAATCCGCTGTCGGCCAAGTTGAATACGCTGCTCGTCACAGCGCAGGCGCTCAGCGAGGGCGGCACCGGCGATATGCGCGGCACGCTCAACAAATCGACGACTGCCAACACGCTCTCCTGGCTGTTCCAGACAGCGTATTCCGGCCGCGCTGAAGTTGGGCTCTGCGGCGACGACAATCTCCACGTCAAGGTGTCGCCCAACGGAGTTAATTGGCTCGAGGCGATCAATGTGAACGGTGCCAGCGCGCAACTGACCCTGCAACCGGGCGGCCTTCTCGGTGGCGGCCGCCTGAAATCCATGTCGTGGTTTTCCGCCAGCGGAACCTGGACGCGACCGGCCGGTGTCCGGTTCGCG